CATCACACCCTCAACCATTAGCACTAGACCAACCCGCTTCTCAAGGGTCATATGCCGGTGGTATCCCACCAGGAGAACAGATGTCAGAAGAAGATATTGGATGGCTACAAGACGATGATGGCAAGCGTGTTGAACCAGGCAAATGGTATCTGTATGGTCAACAAGGAGCAAACAATGATGAAGGCAAGTTCATACCCTCACCAGATAACAAGGGCATAGATTCAAGAAATTATCACCCTGAAATGGTTAACTGGGGTGGCGCTAAAGGTGAAAGACCTCATCGGTTTGAGTTCCCATTCCGTCAAGATGCAATAAACGCTCAACATAATGGTAAAGCAGAATGTCCTGTTTGTAATGGTGATGGCCGAATTGATGCTGAAGATGTAGCCAAGGCAGAGAAGCCTGATTTGTTTGGTCAAACAAAGCCTGATTTGTTTGGTGGACAACCGAAGGAACAATTAGAAGTCGGACAACCATGCCCAAATTGTAATGGTGATGGAAAACACATACTTTCGTCGGGTGGTGTTAATGCAATCATAGGGCCTCACCCTCAACAACACAAAGAACAACTGCTACAAAGCCAATTAGAAGCATGGATTGATTCACCCGAAGATGAACGAGCGCCCGAAGAATGGTATAAATCTAAAGAAGAAGAACTGGCAGGAATAGCCTCAATGGGTCAACAAACTAACCAGTTCAAAGACCAGCGACGAGCATACCACGCATCTAAACTAGTATCAACAACTGATTTGCTGCAAAATGCTGCTAAGTCTTTGGCTGAAAAAGTGCAAAAACAATTCGCTGACGATGGGTTGCCAGACCCATTCGCTGCTGATGAAAATGGCGATTGGTCACAAGCGCATGTCAACGCATTACAACTATGGCGACATGCAAACGACATGATTTTCCGAGCGCAACCTAAACACCGAGATTGGAAAAATGATAAGATACACGGGGTATGGACAAATGATGATGGCACAACCCAAATGGTTGACGATTTACACGCTGGAACATCTGTATATTACCCTCATGGTGAAGAAGGTAGTCACAACACAGGACCTACATCACTGCCATTGAGTATCTATAATAGTCAAGGATACCGTATGAAATATGGGTGGAAAATGGCACCTACATTTGGTGTAGGTTTTGACCAAGAAGGCAAACCAGATATAATGCACAATAATGGTGAAACATCAACACAACGAGAACCATTGTTAAATGTGCCAATGAATCATTTACAATCTGTATTCCCTGAAATGCAACCAATGACCCGAATCCATCCGTCAGCACCTTCTGCTACTGACCAACCTGAATCTCAAAAATTAGATGAATACGGTGACAGTATGGCATTCCAATTGAGTGAGGATGATGTCCAGGTATCTACATTGTTGAAAGCATTAACGAACCCTGACATCATTAAAGAAGATGGTGATGTCAAACCAATCAAAGCAGCGCATCGTATATTCACATTTGATGACATGAATAACCTGCGAGGGTTCAGTGGTGATTGGGTTGTATCCACATCATACAAGGGTCATCGTGCCATAATTACCAAACAAGGCAAAAAGGTTGAAGGCAAATATGCAGATGGTTCAAATTGCAGATTATCAAAAGACATGCGAAAAGGATTGATTGAAGCCAATGGTGACAGATACATACTGGATGTCATCATCAGCAAAGACTCAGTATATGTCATTGACTTATTGGAACATGGACACAAAGAATTGTATGATGAACCACTCAAAGACCGTTTGGCAAAACTACGAGAACAATTTGAAAGCACAGATGCAGTGCTGATACCAGCACCATTCAACACCCGAAGAACTGATGATGACGGTTTGAAACAAGCCATTGAGTCTTTGAACGAAGAAGATGCAGATGGTGTATTGCTGAGAGATGCAATGTCCACATACATGAAGGGTGAACCACGCCATCCAAAATGGGTACTATATCGTGAAGAAAAAGAAATGGATGTTATCATATTAGATAGAAGAGGTAGAGGTCCGTATATGTATCGCTTGGGAGTAGGACCTATCAACCCCGAAAAAGGTAAATCACTTGGTAATCGTGCAGTTGAACGAGATGGCAAATGGTTCATGGATGTCGGAACACTTATGCGTGAACGCAAACCATTCATGGAAGGTGATTATGTGCAAGTACGAATTGCAGGTGTGTCTCACAAAGAACGGAATGGTATTGATGTATATGATTTACAACCAATACAAATTGTTAGCGAATCCAGTACAATGGCAACGGATAGTGTTGAAACATTGGAGATACTAACCAAATCACATGCGCCGGTATTATACCCACATGATGTCGTAGTCAAATCTAAAACAGTTGAAATCCATTTACAAGGTTTGGAAGATACTGTAATTTACAAGATTGACAAATGGGATAGTAATTGGGTGGCTCACGAACCATATAGTACACTCAATGATTTATCTAATAGTGATTACGCAGTTCAGATATCTGAAAGTCAACGACCATTCTGGGAACCTATTGTTGGATTAACATTGAAAGGTCTTATCAAAGTGGACTTCAACCCACGAGATTCAAAAATAAAGGAACGAGATGACATACGAGATGACAAAGAAGAAGAAGAAGTAGGGTCACATGAAACCAATTTCAATCTCAAAAGACCCAAGAAAATAAGTGAAGACCAAATACTCAAACCAGACCTGACAAAAATGATTGTCCGAGCATTGACAGTTATTGATGACATCATATCTAAAGAAACAGCCACATGGACTGGAGCGCGTGGAATGGGAATTGCGTTAGGAACACCTGACAGTGCCCCACGAGGCCCTACTGAAATTACACAAGATGTCAATACTATGGACTATGACATGCGCCAGCGCGACGAAGATGAAGACGACAAACCACAAAAGAAGAAAATAAAACCTGATGGCGAACCACACGATTTGGAAGAATTGTTGGAAACTGAAGAAGGTGAAACCGGCGAGATTCGTGTGACTGCGGATGAGGCAGTGCTTGAAATACCACCTGATAATGAAAGATTCTAATATCAGTGTATTACAGGTCGTATGATATAGGATGACACTACATGGGCGGATTGGTGACATGGTGCATGATGCAGAATACGACCAAGCAGATATCCCTGAAGGGGCTGTCCTCCTCAAAGCCCAGTCTATTGATGACTTGGTTATTGCAGGATACGCCAGTGTTGAACTCGTTGACAAGCAAGGAGACCTCATCACAACCAACGCACTCAACAAAGCATTCCGCAAGTTCATGCAAAACGACAAATACAGGAATGTTCAATTGGCACACTCCAACATCCAAGTTGGGGATGTCGTGCCTTCATACACTGACAGCAATGGCCGTGTCTGGAAATCAGAAGTTGACGACACAGGAATGTTCGTTGTCATCCAATTACGCAATGACATTGAAAAAGCAAGAGAAGTTGCATCAGAGATTCGCAAAGGAAACCTTCGGGCTTTCTCCATCGGTGGACAGGCTTTCAAGCGTGTCAACAAGTCAGACGGAATGCGCGGTGCTTATCGCGAAATCCAAGACATGGAGTTGCATGAAGTCACAATTTGCGAAAAAGGAATTAACACAGAATCCACATTTAGGATATTAAAGGAGGACACAACAATGGCCGAAACAGAAGTAGTTGAACAATTGCACAATGTATTAGAAAGACTTTCAAAGCGTTTGGAATCAGACGATGAAGATGGGAAATCTAAGAAACCTGCATTTTTAGACAACAATAAAAAAGACGAGAAGAAAGATGCAAAGAAAGATGAAAAGATGCCATTTGGCGGAGACAAATACGAAAAAGGTGCAGGACTTGATGATGTTATCACAATGGACTACCTTAATTGGATGGAAAATACACTGAAAAGTGCAGGTGTGGACACAGTAAGTGCTCGCTCTCACTTTGATTCCGTTGAAAAAGGATACAATCCTGGTGACGACGGAGCATCCCATCGTGGACAACCTGCAAAGGGAATTGTTGGCGAAGGTATTACCGCACCAAAGGCTAACTTTGGTTCAGCAAGCAAAGGCAACAGATTCGCTATCCGTGCATCTCAAGACAAATGGGAAGCACCGAGAGGCAATGGATTCGTTATCAAAGAAAATGTTTCACCATCTCAACTTGAATCAGCATACGAGGTCTATAAGGCCGCAGCACTTGAACAACAATTCAAGGGCGAACTCAGTGATGCATTCAGCAACCGTCTTCAATCTGAATTGATGCAAAAAGCACAATACGAAGCACATTCAAATTACGATGCACGACAACCTGTTGACCGTTTGGAAAAAGCAGTTCTTGAACTCGCACACCGCATTGACAGTGTTGGAACAGTTAACAACTACGGCGGCGGCACAATCCGCAAATCAGCACGAATGGAAATCCCCACTACGGACCAACTTGCCAACATCAGTTGGGATGAAGTCCACAGCCTTGCTACCAAGGCACTTAGGGGAGGTGAGTGAATATGGCACGAAATTACATTAACACAATACAAGACATGGAACGATACTACTACGGCGCTGGCAATGTGAGCGGATACTCATATAGCGGCTCAGACATTTTGAAAGCCGACGCACCAATGCTTAGCACAAGCGCTGGAACTTACCAAGCGATTTATGGTCGTAAGGTTTGGTCGCAATTGAACCAAGAGTTCAACGCCTTTTCTATACTACCTAAGAAGCCTTGGGAGAAGTCTGGTTGGAGAATCATTACTGGTAAGCCATCCTTTACTAAGGGTGGCGGTGTTGCTGAAAATGCAACCCTACCAGAAACTACCAAGCCAACATTCCTGCATGTTGCTGCCAAACCAAAGACAATTGCTCACACATTTGATATGAGTGAAGTAGCAATCTTCCTTGCTGACAAGGATGATGGTCTTGGCGACATCCGACAAGTGCTGAAGGAAGAAATGGGTAAGCACCACGCTGACCATGTGAACCAAA